ATAGCCATGTGACGAACCTTGGCACCAGCAGAGTGGGCAATCGCTGCGGTTCCATCAATGTTACGAACAACTGTTAGTGTGTTGCTACCTGGGTTAGAGGGAGCAATTACATCGACAATTTCTTCGAGCGAAGTATCTGGGTCAATGACAATAGTGAAGGTTTCACCTGCTGCTGGGGTGATGCTACCAAGCAAACCCGCTGCAGAGTTGACAACCATCGTTGTCTGAGAGGAGTTCATCGCTGATGTAAGCGTGGTCTCCTGAGATGTAGAGAGATATTTACGTATTGTCATTAGTACCTCGTGTAGTGGATTCGGACTGGGTATTGGCCACGCAACTTGCCTGCTTCCTCGGCAAGGCGTTGCTGGTAAAGTGCGAGCATAAATCGAGCAGCATTAGAGCCAGAGCCAAATTGAATTTTAGTATCAGCTTGGTCTGCCTCGGCAGAAGTAAATGTAAGACGGCCTGGATCGATAAAGGAGGCTAGACGATAAGAAGCCCCATAAACAATAACATCTTTAGTAGATGAAGGTAATCCAGTTACCGATTCAAAGACATCGTTATTATTAACAAGAATGCTAGGTTCTTTACTGTACGTTACCTGTACAGTCCGACCTGGGGTAATACGGTCATAAACCGAAATAGTTTGACCAGTAGCGTACGTAGCTGAATTAGCCATTTTATCGTGACGCCATTGTTTGACAGGCATCCATTCCCCGGTAGGGCCAGGAGTGTCCCAGGATACCCCTAAAACGTCGTCTATGGCCGATGGGAGGCTGTATGTCGACTGGGTGGCAGTAAGACTAAAGGTTGTTTTATCTACTCCAAAAAGCTGCGGAAAGACCGCTTTGATGCTGTCATTGATAGCACGCTTGATAGAGAGTCTAGGGAAGGTAGGTGAGATAGTTACCTTGGTGTTAGTGGTGTGGCTAATAGCCGTTGTGCCTTGATAGCCACGACCGTATGGAGCTGCAGTTGCTGTGCTCGACACGCGGTCATAACTATCCAGCCAAATCATTTCATCGTCGATTTCGACAACACCCTTGCCAATATTGGACACGCTACCTAGGTTCAAGATTAGAGCTGAGGAGTTGATGTCGGCAGTAAGGTGAGTGGTGCGATCTTGTCGCATCGTATAGCCATTAAGATTTAGGAGAACTTCATCTACCAAATTGGCAAGAGTTGATGTCATTAGGACGATATCCTTCTCAGAGCTTCGGGTGCAGCAAGACCATTGGTTCCTGCTAGCACATTACAAATACCTTGGATGTCAAGGAAGGTTTTGGGATCCGTGCGTCCATCTTTACGATTAAGCGCGCCTTGGATGCTTTGGCTAGTTGTGCCAGCCCATTGATTAGCAGCAAGACTGTCTCCCACAACGTTTAGTGGAGTTCTGTAAGTACCACCATTAGCAAGTCGATTTAGTTCAGCACTAAACGGGGAACCTGTATTTCCGACTGCCATTATCTATACCTCGCTGTCTTTCGAGCAATTGATTTAGGTTGTTTGGAGAACTGTTTACCAGACTTGGTATCACGACGCTTCTTAGCAGAAGTAGCCGCGTACTCTTTCTTGCTTAGAGCCTGACGTGCCTTCTTAGGCAAGTAACGCTCTCCAGTTGCTTTAGAACCTTGAGTGCTAGGTTTACCAGATCTGGTTCCCCACTCTTCTTTAGTCCATTTAGATAAAGATTTTTGTTTGCTGGATTTGCTACCTGTGTAGCCACCACCAGCCTTCTTGTACTGTTGTGCTACAAGTTGCGCTTTACGCGCTGACCATTGTCCAGGTCTACCACCGCTAGAGCCAGCAAGGACTCGTTTCTTAATGGATTCACGTAGACCTGGATTGGTGTATGACATGATTAGCCTAGTAATCCCTTTTTGCGCCAATCGCCACTCTTGATGTTCTTCTTGATTACTGGACCAATACCGGACTTTCTCCAGTCTGACTTTGAAGCGGCTGGCTTAGTTGTTGCTTTAGCCTTTGGCTTAGCAGCAGCTGGCTTAGCCTTGCTGTAAGCAGCACGAGCAGCATCTGGAGACTTAGCTGCAGGAGCAGCCTTAGCACGAGCAGCGGCTACGCGCTTAGCACCGTACATACGATTTACACCTTGGATGAACTCAGAACGAGCACCCTTAGGGGTCTTACCTGCCTTAGCAAGTGCCTTAGTCATACCCATCTTTTTAATTTTATCGATTGTTGCTTGGCTTACAGGAGTGTAAAGTCTTTCTCCCTTAGCGCCTTTGCCGCCACCTTTTGTTAGTAAACCTTTAGGACGAGAGGTGCCTTTTTTAATGCTACCGCCGTCTTTCATACTACTTCCCATATATCTTGCCATTACCATTTCACCTTATCTGCCCAATATGCGGCACTCATTTTTCCTTTGGATATATTTCTACGATGACGCGCCTTGAAACTTTTGCGTTTCATCTTCATACGTTGTGACTCTCCAGCTTTAGGTTTGCCAGCTGTGCTAGCACCCTGTTCTCCAAAGCGGATTGTTCTTACTTGTTCACCCTGCTTAGCCACAACTACATGAGACTTTTTTGGGTGAGTAGGGGTACGTTTAGGTTTGTTAAAGCCTGAAACTCCTGCTCTTGCGAGCCTAGGATCTCTTTTGCTTGCCATACTCTCCGTACTTTCCTAATACTGCTCTTACGGTTCCGTTCTTATTTAGACGAACCACTTTCCCGTCCTTAATCTGGACAGAGTTAAAACCGTGATGGGTCTTATGTTGTCCAGATGACATTATTTGATTCTGCCTTTTTTGTCGTAGCGACGTCCTTGTAGGATTGCTCCGGCAAGTTGACCAAGGTCTTTCTTATTAGAAGCTGCGGCAGCATTAGCTCTAGCTTTAGCAGCAGGGCGCATTGAAGGTGGTACAGTACGTGCTTCATTCTGTGCTCCAATTGTTTTACGATAACTGCCAGCATATTGACGAACTTCTTTTTTAATATTTCCAACGTATTTGCCTACAGTGCTAGCAGCTTTTTGAATTGGATTATACCCACTGGTATCGTAAAAAGAATTACGGCCACCCATGTTTGTTGGTTTTGCTGGCACAGCAGAAGTACTTGCTGATCCGGTAATTCTCTTAATTTTCTTTTCGGCCATTATTTCTTTTTCGCTTTCTTCTTAACGGCTTTCTTCTTGGCCTTCATCATCATGGCCTTTTCTTCCATTTTCTCAGCCTTTGCATACATCTTGGCTGCCTTCTTACCCTTAGCTGTGTAAGGGAACTTCTTTCCGCTAACCATCGGCATTATATTAACCCTCCTGTTGAGTCGTCCGCTTTGAACGCCTTTCCTGCTCTGTTACTTACCTCAACTGCCACTTGTATATCTTTCATACGAGTTGATGACGGTTGAATCCCTTGTGCTCTAGCATCTCTATAAGCCTGCAACTCAGCATCCCACTTCTTGGTGGACATACTGGTTCTAGTTGATGCTTCTCCTGCGTTAAGGCTTATGCCTAGGATTTTGCATCCAAAGCAACCTTCTACATCTGTAGGATGTGTACTTCTGTGTAACATGTTCCCCCTATACAGTTTCTACTGTGTACCCCGCTGCTTCTAGCGATGCTTTTTCTGCAGATGAAATTTCATAACGGTGACCACCCAAGTAATACAAGTCAGCATTAGCCAAATCTTCAGCATACGGAAAACGTTCTTGACGATAGACACCATTCTCCTTGATTACAGTGATACCACGTTCCAGTTTATATCTGTAGTGCAGTACGTTGTCTCCTGCAGGTCCTTCAGATACTGTTGGTGGTGTGAAGTAGAAAGCCATAGTTCTCCTTTAATGAACTCACCACTAGGCAGGGTTTCCCCTGCCCAGCAGTCAGTTAATTAACTAAACGGTTGGACGAACAGACGATGCTGTTTCGATACGCCATAGAGATTCTGAACGGTAACGGTTCCATCCAAGTACGCCGTACCAGCCGATTGGGCGGAGACGCATTAACTTGTCTGTAACTGGACCGATAACTGTGTGTGGTTCTTCTGCAACTGCTTCTGCAAGAGCCTGTTGACCCATTACGAATGTTGAGAACACACGAACCTGGCTTCCGCCAGCTCCTGAACCAGCCTGTGAGTTTGGTAGGCGTGGTGACTCTACGAAAGCAACGCCTTCGTATGTTCCAAGCTCACCTGCGTAGATGTTTGAGGTATCTACGTACTCGTGTGGCTGACGCCATCCTGCAGTTCCTGTCTCAGCACGAAGATCGTGTGAAACCTCTGGGTGAATGAAGGAAGCGTATAGAGAACCACGGCGTGGCACAACGTTTGCTGCGCGAAGCTTGGCTACTGCGTAGCGGATATCGCGTGACTTGATTGTGTCAGAACCAGTGATGGTTGTGATTGCTGCAGAGGTGGAAAGTGATCCAGCGGATTCGCGGATTACCTGTGATCCACCATTTAGAACATCACGGACAACTGTGTCGAGTGAGTCATTCATGTTGAATGCAACAATGTTTGCAAGAGCTGGCTCTACATCAGCGAGTGAGAAGAGGTCGAGCTTGCGAGTTGAAATGATTGAGTTACC